TTTAAAAGTTGTATATAGTTTGTGCATCCCTTGGTCGGGGTGATTAACGAGGTAAAGCGTCACATGAAAACTCAGTAGGTTATCTCACCTACCCGACCAGACCCCTTAAAAAAGGGTTGAGTTTTCAGGTGACGCTTTTTTTTTAAAGGCTTAAGATGCACTACTATCAATTCAATATCGGTGACTACGCTAGTCACACAAGATATTTGACACCCATGCAAGACTTGATTTACAGGCGCTTACTTGACCTGTATTACTTACATGAAAAACCCATTCCAGAAGACAATCCATCTCAATATATTGGATTAAACGACTGTTCAACGGACGTTCAACGGGTGCTTAACGACTACTTTATTTTGACCTCGAAAGGTTGGATAAATAAGCGAGCAGACGAGCAAATACTTGACTATCGAAACAAGCAAAAGTCTGCATCAATGGCTGGCAAGAAAAGTGCAGAGGTCAGGAAAGCAAGTAAAGATGCGGGTCTTGAACGACCGTTGAACGGCCGTACAACGACTGTGCAACCAACCATAAACCATAAACCATTAACCATTAAACAAGAACCAGTTAAAAGAGTTACGCCAGAAGGCGTTTTGCAATCTGTATGGGATGATTTTTTGCAGCTTAGAAAAGGAAAAAGGTCAGCAGTTACAGACACAGTTATGCGTGGAATTGAAAAGGAAGCACAAAAAGCGGGGTTGTCTTTAAATGACGCACTTGAGCATTGTTGTGTAGCTGGTTGGCAATCGTTTAATGCTGAGTGGTATGCAAACGCAAAAACTAAATCCGCTACTGAAAAACCTTGGGTTAAAGAAAACCGAGAATGGTTTGACCAAGCTGCTGGAAGAACTCCAACATTTGAAAAAGACATTTTTGAAATGGAAACCAACGTACCGAGGATTGCAAAATGAGCATATCAATTGCTGCTGTTGAGCGTTTATTTGACCGACTGTCTATGACTTATGGGACGGAATTTAAAAACAAATGGAACGGAATGCCGCTAAACGAAGTTAAGTCAGCTTGGGCGCATGAGCTTGGTATTTTTGTTGACAACCTAAACGCTATTGGCTGGGCATTGCAAAACTTACCAGACCGTTGCCCAAACCTAATTGAGTTTAAGTCTTTGTGTAAACAAGCTCCCAGACCGACTACAAACGCTTTGGAAGCTCCAAAAGCACCAGTTGAGGTGGTTGATAGGGTTTTAGCGGAAATCGCTCTAAAAGCGTTTAAAGCACCAAAGGACGATAACGGAAATGTTGACCACAAACGATGGGCCAAGAGGCTAAAGAATTGGCACGAAAATGGCGGAAATTTGAGCTTATACCAGATTAAATGTTACAAAACTGCGTTGAATATAGTAAGCTAACTAAATAGAATTAGTGGAATGTTATGAAAAAACCAGAAAAAATAGACAGGTTTGACAGACCTGCATACAAAACACCTAAAACGCACACACGAACTGGCAGCATGACAGTCTTATCAGCACCAAGTCGCATACACAACACGCTTTTTTATCCAGACGGGACAACAAAACATGAGAGTAAAACACCAAACAAGACTGATTGAAATTCTTGAGCAACAAACGGATTGGGTCAGCATTAGGCAATTGTCGCAACTTAGCGGCATTGCAGAACCCAATTTGCGTAACATCATGCGTCAAAAGTCTATGCAATTTTTAGACATGGCTAGGCACGACACAGGATTAAAGCATGGTGGGCGCTTTGTTCGGGTGTACAAAATACCTCGTAACACTCAACCGACTTATGACGCACTTGCGCTTGCTAAACAATATCAAGGTATGTTTGGTCAACTATTTTGGGCAAGCGATAAGAAAATTGAGCTAATGGCATGAAAAAAGCAGCCATTCGCTACGCTGAAATACTAGAAGCTGGTGCTTGGGTTACGCACCAAGAGCAAGAAGAAATCGCCAAACTTTTAAGGAAATTAGCCATGACTGAAGATGAGGCTTGGGACTTATTAGAAGCAAAGCAGCAAAAAGCTGAAGCAAAACCAGTAACGGAGCGTGATGCGTTAAAAATAGCCTACAACGCTTTAATCGAGATAGACAAGGAAACACCTTACCCGCTTGCAAAACACGCTGCAATGGTCATTAAAAGCGTTCTGGAAGCACCAAGCAAGGAACAAGAATGAACGCATGGGGTTCAAATACTGACCGCATTTTGTTGTTGCTTGCTGAAGAACCAATGACTAAAGCAGAGTTGTGTAGAAAGCTAGACTTAACGCATGACCAAATTAGCAGCAGATTGACCAAGCTAAAGACCGAATCCAAAAGGTTTGGTAAACGCATACATATATCTGGTTATACCAGACACGCAATACTAGGTAAGCAGCATATTCGTGCAATTTATGCGTTAGGCGATAAACCAGACGCTAAACGAAATATGCAAAAAATGACGCAAAAAGAACGCTCTGCAAGGTCATATGTAAAACGCATTTTAGCAGTACGCAATAGTAGTATTTTCAGACTAACCATGAAGAATCGAGAAATCAATGGACTTTGACCCACACGAAAGTATCAATTACATCTACAAGAATGCACCGGAATACGGTAAAGCTAAAGGTAAAGTCGCAGAGCTTGAAACCTACAAAAGCAGCCTAAAAGCTATCCTTATGAAACAAAGCTATGAAACCGCTATTGGAGCGCAAGAAAGGGAAGCCTACGCTCACCAAGACTATCAAAACCTATGCAAAGCTATCGGCGAAGCGGTAGAGCTTGCTGAAACAATTAAATGGCGGCTAGAGGCAGCTAAGATGAGGTTTGAAGCGTACCGCACAGAGCAAGCAAGTAACCGACACCTAGAACGGATGACAACGTGAAAAAAGCGGAGCGCAAGCATTACGAGAAACTAGCAGAACTTGGTTGTGCGCTATGCAGACACCTTGGGTATGGGGAAACTCCTAGTCATATCCATCATATTCGGCGGCTAGGCATGAAGCGTGATAACGCACCTGTAATACCGCTTTGTCCAGAGCATCACACAGGTAACTCTGGCGTACACGGACTAGGTAAGAAAGCCTTTGCAGACAAATACGGCGTAACAGAAGAAGATTTATTAGCCCAAACTGAGGCATTATTATGAACCCATACCTGATTACTGAACCAACGTGTATTAGTTTTTCTGGTGGTCGTACATCAGGGTATATGTTGCACCAGGTGTTGCAGGCACATGGCGGCAAGTTGCCAAGTGAAGCAATTGTATGTTTTGCTAATACTGGCAAAGAAGAAGAGGCAACTTTAAAATTTGTAAATGAATGCTCTGAACGATGGAGCGTAAAAATACATTGGCTAGAATATCAATATGCTGAAAAAACCGCAGACCGATGGAAATTGGTAGATTTTGAAACAGCTAGTCGAGATGGGCAGCCATTTTTTGAAAGTATCAATCAAAACGGATCACCATATTTGCCAAATCCAGTAGCAAGAATTTGCACAACCAACATGAAAATACGGGTAATTCACAAGTATTTGCAATCATTAGGTTGGAAACATAACGAACAATCTGATTGGGTTGGCATTAGATATGATGAGCAGCGTAGGGCTGCGAAAATGGATAGAAGCAGAACGCCTTTAGTGGCTGCAAAGGTAACTAAAGAAACAGTAGGGGACTTTTGGAAAGCGCAACCATTTGATTTAGGTTTGCCAAACATGAACGGCGTAACTATGCATGGCAATTGCGATTTGTGCTTTTTAAAGCCAACACATCAAATTATTAGCTTAATTCGGGAAAAGCCAGAACGTGCTGATTGGTGGATTAAGATGGAAAACCATGCACAGTCTAGTAACAAAACATATGGCGATGGAGCAAAATTTAGAAAAGACCGCCCAAGTTATGCAAAATTAAAAGAATTCGCATTGTCGCAACAAGAATTGTTTGATATGAATGAAGAAGCTGTAGCTTGTTTTTGTGGAGATTAAATGCTTGCAACCCTTGAACTACCCCTTCCCCCAAGCATGAACACCTACTGGCGTAACTTCAGGGGGCGAACGGTACTTTCCGCAGGGGGTAGGGAATACAAGATTGCAATACAAGAATATGTTGCAACGCACAACTTACCTAAGTTTGGTCAGGAACGGTTAAGAGCAACGATAACCATTTTCCCAAGGGATAAACGGGCTATTGACCTAGATAACCGTCTAAAGGCATTGTTTGACAGTTTGCAAGACGCAGGACTATTTGACGATGACAGTCAATTTGACCGTATATACATTAACAGGGGGGTGATTAAAAAGGGAGGTGGTTGTACAATTACAGTAGCCACCATTGAAAACGAGGCGTAAATGGACTATCCAGCTACTTTTGTATCAACCTTACTGCACTCTGCGACTAATACGCATTTTATGCATTTTCAGACCGAAAGCTACGCAGAGCATAAGGCGTTGCAAAAGTATTATGAGGCGATTCCTGACCTTGTGGATAACTTTACAGAGGCGTATCAAGGCTGTCACGATAAGATTAAAACTTATCCAAGCGACTTTCATGTTGCAACTAATCCTAAACGATACATGAAAAGTCTTAGTGACTTTGTGCAAGAAATCCGCAAAGAATTACCGCAGGACAGTCAATTGCAAAATATCGTAGATGAGATACTTGCATTGATTGATTCGACTTCTTACAAACTACGCTTCTTAAAATAGGTGCAATTATGAATGACATGGTGCAAAACCCAGAAGCACAAAAGTTGGCACAAATGCTGCAACAACAGCAAATGCAGAAAATAATGCAAGGATTTCAAGGTGCATCTAGCAACGCAGACACGCAAATGATGCAACAAATGGCTGCTCAACCATCCTACAGCGGCATGGATCAAATGGGTCAAATGTCACAAAATTACCAAA